TTAGTGAGGGTTACTTTCCTCTGCTGCCACTTTGCTGCCAATCCCTATCAGATTAAGCGGATTAAAATCTATAGCTTCACTGAGGTGGTTTGGTGAGAAATGGGAGTAACGCATTGTCATCTTTATATCGGTATGTCCCAGTATTCTTTGCAGTACCAAAATGTTGCCACCGGCCATCATGAAATGACTGGCAAAAGTATGTCGTAACACATGGGATAGTTGCCCTGCCGGTAAATTAATTTTTGCCCGTTTCAATGCAGTTCTAAAAGCTGAATAGCATGAGACAAACAGCGGTTCGCCAGACTCTTTTTTAGGGATGGATTTTATTAATTCTTCACTAACCGGGATTGTTCTGTTTTTCTTGCCTTTGGTTTTTATGAATGTGATCCGGTCTTTTGTTATTTGCGATAGTGATAATGATTCAGCCTCAGACCATCTGGCCCCAGTTGCAAGGCAGATTTTAACCACGGTCAATAAATCGCTGGCGCTACTGTTAGCGCATTCTCTCAAGAGGGTGTCAATTTCTTCTAACCGAAGAAACGCCATTTCACTCTCATCTGTTCTGTAGGGGCGAACATTTTTTAAAGGGTGTTCAGCTTTCCATTCATCCAGTCGAATTAACTCATTAAACATGGCTCTGAAATAAGCCAGTTCAAGATTGACTGTGCGTGGACTAACTTTTTTTACTCGTGTATTACGCTGCAATTCTCCGCTTAAACGTTTCTCTCTATACTGAGAAAACAGCTTGGCGTTGAACTCAGTCGCTAAAGGCTTACCCATAGACTCATAGGCATAGGTCATTGCATCTTTTCTTCTATCACCATCTTCTAATGTGACGCCATGTGCTCTATGCCATGTATCAACTAGATCAGAAACAGTTCGTTTGTCTTGCTTTTCGCCCAGCCACGGTTTTTGTTCGGCTTCATCTTTGACATGGCGCTCATACGCTAACGCTTCCCCTTTAGTAGAGAATTGTTTTCGTATTCGTCGCCCATCCCGCCCATTAGGGAAACACTGTACTTGCCATTTCCCCGTAGCGAGTTTTGCTACTGCCATTGCGCACCTAACTCTTTAGATTCAGGGACTTTAGAATTAATCATACTTGAATCCTTTAAATTTCTGGTTTTAAGAGCAAGTCATTACAACACGGCCCAACACATTTATATCTTCTAGCCCACAATCAAACGCCATGCCAACACCACTAACTCTAACTCTCCGAATCGGGATGCGAGTTAGGTCGCGAATGCTGATTTTTCCCTCAATATTGACCAGCCATTTACCGTCATATACTTCAGAAAAGATGCAATCCACTATGTAGTGAGTTTCACCATCAAGAATTACTTGCGGCTCTCCCATTGATAGCTGAGATGGCAGGAATAAATCCTTATCAAAAATTAAGTAGCTAGCATCAAATAGCTGGCCGTCAATCAGTTTCTTTTTAGGTATTTTGAAAACATCTAACCGTCCATCATCAAACTTTTTACCAGTCCCAGTGGCAAGCCATTCCAAATTAACACCAGTCTCAGCTATGCACCGGATAGCTAAGTCTGATGGGAAATGGTTGCGTTTGTAGCGCATAGATAAACTACTGCCGGAAATATTTAGATGATTGCAATAGTCAATTTTTGATGTGAAACCATACGCCTCAATGATCCGATCAAGGACTTCCCCCCCACCTGTTTCAAAATGCCATTGCCTCGTAGTGAGTTTTGCCATTGCGCACCTAATCCTTGAATTTTTTGTTTTTTAAGAGCAAGTCATTACGATGCGGCCTAACACCTTTATATCTTCTAGCTCACAATCAAACGCCATGCCAACACCACTAACTCTAACTCTCCGAATCGGGATGAGCGTTAGGTCGCGAATGCTGACTTTCCCCTCAATATCTACCAGCCATTTACCGTCATATACTTCAGAAAATATGCAATCCACTATGTATTGGGTTTCTCCGTCAAGCACTACCCGCGGCTCTTTTAAAGGAGGTTGCCCGGGTAGGAAGAAAGCTTTATCAAACATAAGGTAGCCAGCTTCATAAACTCTGCCATCAATTAACTTTTCTTTACGGATTTTAAAAATATCAGTCTGGCTATCGTCGAACATTTTCCCTTCGCCTGTCGCTAGCCATTCCAGAGTTACCCCTGTTTCAGCCATACACATAACTGCGAAATCTGCTGGGAATCCCCCTCTCTTGTAGCGGGAGGATAGGCTACTAGCTGCAATATCAAAGTGCTGAGCCAGCATTATTTTAGAACTGAAGCCATATGCAGCAATGATGCGATCGAGGACTGCGGCACCATCTGTATTTATATCCAGCTTGAATTTTGCCATTAGAAGTTGTCTCTGCCTATTCGCAAAAAGAGAATTAAAAGTTGACCATTCGCTTTTTGAGAAGTAACCTGACTTCGGTTTTTTGAAATTGCGAATATTACTGAGTATTACCGTACTCAACCTAACAAGGAATTTTGCCTTATGCGTCCTAACATTACAATCGTCATCCCTACACCATATTTGCCGCTTGCGGAGTATTGCCGCTTGCATGGTCTGGCCATTGGCACCGCCCGAGACATGATTGCAGATGGTCGGCTTCCGATTAAGCCAAAAGGCGATAAACCAAGAGCGGCAGTTGAGATCAATATGGCTAAGCTAACCGTACAAGCCCTTTCTGAATGCAACATTTCACTTTCTGTTTGATTCATTCTGAATCTTTAGGGTGACGCTAACAATGTTTGATTATCAGGTTTCTAAACATCCGCACTTTGACAATGCATGCCGTCAGTTTCCGACACGTCACAATCTGACGCAGTTGGCGAAACAGTTGGATATGAATGCGCAAACGTTGCGGAACAAGCTCAACCCGGAGCAACCGCACCACCTTACTGTTACTGAATTGCTTGCTATCACCGACGCAACAGAAGACGCCAGCCTTATCGATGCCATGTTGGCGCAAATCAATTGCATGCCATCGGTGCCAGTCAATGAAGCCTGTGCCGGTAATATCCCAACTTATGCGTTACATGCTACTGCCGCCGTAGGTTCTATTGCTGCCGCTGCGGTGCAAGGCAATCACAAAACGGCATTCAGCAAATCTGCTCTGCTGGATAGTGTCAATACTGCGATTCGCCATTTGTCACTAATTGGCCTGACGGTGCAGGCGCGCATTCAATCAACCCCCGCGCTTGCTTCAACCGTTGATGTTATTAGCGGTTTGAGTGCTGTCGCTGGTTTGAGTTGAGGTGTCTTTATGATTATTTCTATTGCCCCATTGTTGAAACAGCAAAGCCCGGTAAACCTGCGCCATTTCGGTAACGGTGTGCTGGAATTGAAGAGCGGCCAGCGCTGGAAGCCGGGAAGTAATCAAAAGGCGCTTTTACAGGAATTGTCCTCTGCAATGAAGACGCCAATATTACGTCGTCTGTTCGGACGTTGATTGGGGGTTATATGCTGCAATTAACGGAAGCTGAAAAATTAAGAATGACGGGTATTGCTCGTATTGCTGAATTAAAAGAAACGCATTTCCGTAATAGAAAGAATGTTGCTCTGGAGGCTTTTGATAAATCACCGGCACATTTGCGTAAAACAATCTGTTTTCATGCTGGGTTAAAAAGCCGTCATGTGAATATGCAGTTTTCAGAATTAACGCCAGCAGAAAGAGAATCTGTTGTTGAAACGTTGAATTACTTAATTGAGTTTACTCGTTCGTTGCCGTCATTTGTCAGTAATGATGACTGCACACTGAATATTATTAATTAACCGAATCCGAAATATATGGCGTTTTACTCGCCGGGATTTCCATTACCTAAAATAAGGTTATATAAATGAAAAAGACAGATGTATATACCGTGCTGGAAGAAATTGAGCGTGCTCGTGATGTTTTTTCGCATCTGAAGAGATCCAACTACACTAAAAATAGAGAAGTAAATGAGGTTGAGATATTTGGTCATTTGTCAAAGGCTATGGTTGCAGCAAACTTAATTTATGTGAAGTCAAAAAATAATAATCAAGTACCAGAGAAAAAAGAAAAAGAATGTATAGCATCACCAAAAACTCATCAATTAAAAATTCTACCTGAGTATTATCAGGCTGTAATTGAGGGGAAGAAAAAAGCGGAGTTACGAGAAAATGACCGAGGTTACTCTATTGGTGATTATTTACTTCTAACTGAGTGGGATGGCGGCGGCGATGCTTATACGGGGCGTAAGGTTATAGTAGAAGTTACAGATATTACTCTGTGTGATTTTGCCATTCCTGATTTCGTCATGCTTTCATTTGATGGAATCGACTCTATCAATACTTATTCTTTTGATGGAGACATTCCGTTTTGAATAACATTCAACTACCACAAAATATATGGGTGGGCGTAGACCCGGCCAAGCAGGGCAGTGAACGCTCAATCACACAGATGTCTGTTGAATCAATGGAACTAATGCTCAATGAAGCGCGCATGGATGAAAGAAGGAGTCAGGCCGCGCTGGTTTCCTTTCGTTTGGATGAGATTGCTAATCAAATTCTAAACCGAGAATTGAGTGGTGTAGAAGCTGCTGAACTACTTAATCAAATCGCTGAGCACATAATCACTCAATCTTATGACCAGCATTAATAATATGCGTGGCCGTATTACCCCAACTCCGCCGTTGCCTTATCCGTGCAGCGGCGCTGCTGTTCCTGCCTACACCTACCCCGGCAGCAAACCGCGCGAACCCCTTGCACCTGCAAGACCGCTTACCCGTGAACAACTGATTCAGGGGCAAGCTGTTTTAGCCAATATCAATAATCTGCCCCACTTCCTGCGTAGCCAGTTTATTTCTCGCTATCAATACCTGTTAGCCAATAAAGGGTTAAACGACGCTAATAAATGGCTGGTGTTTGTTTTTGACCAGCGTATCTGGCCGCGTATTCAGGTGGTCAATAGTAAAAATGTTATGCGCCTCAGTGCGTCAATGAGCTTTTCCACTGATGCCCTAACCTATGCCAGCTTAGCGGGTATGCATGATAAAGAGCTGCGCCGCTTTGCCCGTAAAATCGGCGATGAGCTAATGGTGGCTTACAACCATCATTGTGATGAATGCATTAAGGCTAATCAGGGTGACAGGGCTATTTTATTGCAGGCTGATACACAGGTACGGATATACGGCGATATCGCCAAAATGGCGCGCGCTTTTAATATCACCCCGATGCACTGGCGCAAATACCTGAAAGGCCGGTTAGATATCACGTCTGCTATCGCCAGTCTGTCGCGGCTGGTTAATCCTGAATGGTGGGAACGTAAACTCAAAGCACAGCGCACCCGCTGGCGGGAAGCGTTATTGATTGCTGTCGGTAATGTCAGCCGTGATATGTCGGCCTCTTCTTATGCCAGTAAGCAGGCAATCCGTGAAGTGTTCGCCCGTCGCCAGTCTAATTTGGAATACCTCAAAAGCTGCCGGTTAGAAAACATTGAAACCGGTGAGCGCATAGACCTGATTGATAAGGTGATGGCGAGTATTTCCAATCCAGAAATTCGACGAATGGAGCTAATGAGCACCATTGCCGGTATTGAAAAGTATGCAGCTTCACAGAAGCACGTCGGTATGTTCCTGACCGTCACCACCCCGTCAAAATATCACCCGACCCGCGTTATCGGTAAAGGTGATAACGAGAAAGTCCAGCTTAACCATAAGTGGGACGATGAAGCCTATTCCCCCAAAGACGGTCAGCGCTACCTCTGCAATATTTGGAGCAAAATGCGCACTGCCTTTAAAGACAATAAATTAAGCGTCTACGGAATGCGGGTCGTTGAGCCGCACCACGACGGCACCCCGCACTGGCACATGATGCTGTTTTGTGAGCGCCGCCAGCGCCAACAGATTATCGACATCATGCGCCGCTATGCGTTGAAAGAAGACAGTGACGAGCGCGGGGCCGCTAAATACCGCTTTGAGTGCAAGCACCTGAACAAAGGCGGGGCCGCTGGTTACATCGCTAAATACATTGCCAAGAATATCGACGGCTATGCTCTTGAGGGTGAACGCGACCATGAAACCGGTGAGCTGCTAACCGATTCCGCTGCGGCGGTTACAGCATGGACGGCAACGTGGCGCATCCCTCAGTTTCGCCCAATGGGTATTCCCACCATGGGAGCCTATCGCGAGTGTCGCCGTATCCGTTTTATCAGTCTGGCCGAGTCGTTCGACGAAACCGTGGAAGCCGTACGTCATGCTGCTGATGAGGGTGATTTTGCTGCCTACATCGCTGCGCAGGGTGGAACTAATAGCGGCAATCAGACTGTGCGTGTAGCCAAACGCATTGCCGATGAGCTGAACGCCTACGATGAGGAAGTGCAGAAAGTCGTCGGTATTTATGCGCCGCACTTGGGCGCTGACCATATTCATGAAACCCGTATAACCCAATGGCGCATCGTTTCGGGTGCCGTTGACGTTGAGCCTTTGACTTTGAAAAGCGCCTCTGGCGCGCCTCGGAGTCCTGTCAATAACTGTGGGTTAGGTGGAAACACCCAAGCGCCAAATGACCCCAACGGGCAGGCTAAAACGCCTGTGATAGCGATGGAATACCCACCGGACGCCGTTATTGACTGGTCGGACACTGCCGCCGTGAAGGCGATTGTGGCCCGTGTTAAAGAGAAACAGCCAACGATTAGCAAGACACAATGTAGTTTTAACCCAACCAAAGGCCGACTTATTGCCCCGTCAGCCCGTTTGACCCGTGAAGAACGCCAGCGCATCCCCCAAATCCGCAATGATTTACTGCTGAAAGATATCAGTGTCCAACGCTGGGAGCTGGAATCGTTAGCCCGTGGGGCCAAAATGTCGTTTGGTGGCGATGTTATTCAGTATCCGGCCTTGTCCGACTGGCCGGAATTTGATGATTAATCTACCTGAGAGAAAAACCATGACTAAAACTGATGCAACTACCCGTAAGCAGGCACAACGCCAGCGTGATAAATCCGCCGGTATAAATGAAGTTCGCGCCAGACTGGAGCCGGAAGAGTACGCGATGCTAATCGAGGGCATGGCCGCTCGGCGTCTGTTCCGGCCCGCTTACGATTTACCGGAATATATCGCGCTGCTTATTCGGCAAGATAACCAGCGACTAAAAGAACAACAAGCCGAGCTGAATAAACAATGTTGTGGCAAATGTGGCGATACCTTACCGGGAGATCCAAATGGGTGTTGTTTGCGGGGTGAGGCGGCATGTTGGCAGACCAAAGGTATCAATAGCCTATTAATTAGCGCAATTAAACCATTGTGACGCGTCACAATGGTAATTAAATAAACAGTGTGACTCTCGGTGTTCACTGTTTTGATGCATAAAAGGCTTGTTGTTCAACAGACTGCTATTTAAATCAAAATTTTTTACTTAAGTAAAACCATAGATTTATATAGAAGTTTTCATGTTAAATGCATATTATACTGTATGTAAATACAGTGCTTATGTGACGGAGGGATGAGGTGCCAGATTCATTAGAAGAAATAGTCTTAATCGAAAGAATCGATCTGATAGCGCGGCTTACTACCGGCGATGAGAGACAAAAAAATGATAAGGAGATTGCTTTGGTTTGGATTGCAGAGCTTGTGCAACAGATGGCACGTTCTTATTCAGAGCAGAAAAAGATCATCTGTAATAGTGATGATAGTGGTTTTGATGACCCTACAAAGAGACTTAAATAATTAACAAATGAAGGTGTTGGATTCTCTTGCATATTTTGTGTAGATAGGCTTTAGTTAGTAACAGATAGAGATGAATGACAAGAGTTCACACACATTTATGGAACTAAAAGTGTATAAAAAACTCTCTATTAATACAGGCATTGCTTGGCATATGGTCACATAGCATGTACACTTTGCCGCCCTTCTTAAAAGGTACTTATGCTACCTCGGCTTCTAACAAAAGCCTTGCAGTTAAATGTCGTATAGCTCACTGATAACAAAGGAAGTGGTCAGTATGCAAGGAGGTTATTATGACTGATTTAATTATGAAGTTGTTTGGTATCGAGTCTTACTTACCCATGGTCAAAAGACTTAATGATGCTGGAATACACGATATCCGTGTAACTGAGCGCGGTGGGGTAGTTGTTGGTGGCGAATCAGAGGATATGGATGAGTTACGTGCAGCTGCGAAGATTATCGTTGAACATGATGCGATAAAAGTACAAGAGCAAAATTAAGGGATAATAAAAAACGATGTTTGCCCTGCTTATTATTCCGCTTCTTGTTAGTGGGTGTCTAGTTGTGACTTCCACCCACAATTTTAGAATGTATTTCAGGTTGCATCGATATGATGGACAACTGTTGTACTTAAAGGCGGCGACATTCGGGACTTTCGCCGTCTTATTCTCTCTTCTTGCCGCATTCACTATAAAATGGTTTTGGCCTGAATTTAACCTTGCTACTTGGACTTCTTGGTTGATTGATGCAAGCAAAGATCCAAAATCTAACCGGGTAGTATCATGGTTAATCCTTATTTCTGTGGCATCCATACTTAGCGCCGTATTTTTTAATATCTTATCAAGAGTTACCACATTTTTATCCGCACATCTTATTGCACGAGTAGTGTCGAAAAGTGCCCCTATTAGTAGGGTTGATGCTGCTAATGGTGAGGTTAAAGAAGAGTCTCGCGACTGGCGTTTTTATATTCAAACGATGCGTTTGTCTGCTCTTGGTGATGTGTTGCCAAATGGCTCTTTGGGTAGGTTATTCTTTGACTCTGCAACTAGGCGGAAAGATGTGTTGATTACGTTGCAAAGCCGAAAGGTTTATGTTGGCAGGGTAAAAGTAATAAGTGAACCAAATGAAAAAGAAGGGCCAAATCAGGAAATCTCAATTACGCCTTTACTATCTGGTTACCGAGAAAAGGATACATTAAGCATAATATTTACAAATGACTATGATGGTTTAAAAGATGTAGATACCACAATTGTATTCCCGCTAAGTGAAGTTAGCCATGCGTCGTGGTTTAATATGAACACTCATCAAGCTGTTGATAATAATCACACTAAAAAAAATCAGCAATCGACACTTCCTGTTATTCAATAACTAGTTATAAACCGCCGAATCGGGCGGTTCTTAGCTTAGGTTTGTAATGCATGCATATAGTGCATGATTTTGCATGATGAACCTGAGTCAGAAACTCCCCCTTAGCACCAGTCCCGACGCGGATCTCAATGGATCATGCAAGTGCATGAAATGCGACCTGCAAAGCGCGCAGGCGTGGCGGGGATAGCATTGCGCGCAAAGGGTTTTGATACCCTTATTTATCGATCTTGAGCGGGCCGTGGTGCTGCGTTCTGTTGGGTTGGGAATCAATGCGTGTTCATGGGGTGTGAGGGCGTGACGGGCGTCTGGTGGCGTATGGCGCGTAAGGTCGGAATCGCTACTTTTCAGGCACAAAAAAAGCCGCTCGGTTCGGCGGCTATGATGTTCAAAAATATCAATTAACTATTTGCAAACTTGAAATGCTGCCAGCTTGTTTTCATCCGTAAATCGTGCGGCGACAAAGCCATCTTTAACCAGTGAGTTGATAATACCAAGCGTGCCAGTCATGTATTTACCTTTAGATATCCCACACATCACCTCAGAGTCATGAGCTAACGTTGCGTTACACTCTATTCGATGTGATACCAGCGCAGTAAGACAATCCGGGTCAAGTGATAACGCTTGATTAAGAATATCAACGGCCAGTTGGGCTGTGATTTTTTGGTTAGTTTGCATTTCCATCATTATCCCTTGTTTCGTTTTAAATTTTTCCGGCGGAGGTGGCGGTGGCGCGGGCCTCTTCACTGTGTCACCGGGTTTGTATGGTGGTGGTGTTGGCGCTTTACATCCCATGTTATTCCTCGCTTATCAGTTCATAAGGCTTGAACCGGATCACCTCTTCCCCTATCCAGTCATTCACTTCTTTTAATCGTTCTTGCAACGGCGTTAACTCGTTACGGACAAACACTTGTGAGGCTTTCGCCACGTCACCGAAACCGCCGGTATTGTTGGGGATAATCCCCATCATCTGCGGCGGCACCCGGTGCACACTAAGCAGGTCGTCGCGGGTGGCGTTCTTGATATTAAAAAAATCATCTTTGGTGGCGACTTCGCTCAACGGTAAAATCTGGATGCCGTCTTTTTTGCCGTTGGGCGCGTACATAAACAGGTTGCGGAAATTGCCTAACCCTTTGGTGTCGCGCATCGCTTTACGCATAGCCTCAATATCGCTGCTACTTTGCGCCGCATCAGTCATATACAGGATGTAACCCGCGTGAGCGCCGTTCTGGTAATACTTGCGGCGAAATAGCGTGGCCGCTTCATTGAGCCAGGCCGAATTTAAACCGCTAAGGTATTCCGGCAAGCCGTAAAGCTCCTGATTGATATCCGGTTCTATCAGATGAAAAACGCTCCCTGCGGCGAACAGGTGTTCATCTTTCCAGTTCTGGACAAACCAATAGCAATCTTTTTCTAATCCACGGCGGGTGTACTTGGCCGGGCTGGGGTCGAGGCGTAGTGGTGCGCCCAGTTGGTTACGGCGCACCTCTAAAAACGCATTGCCGAACACCAGATAATCCAGTGCATAGCGACTAAATGCCTGCTGACTGAGCATTGCATGAGGGGTAAATGTGCTTGCCAGTATGTTACGTTTCACATACAGCGGTGAACTGTGATGCACCGCCGCTCGGAAGCTGCGCGCCAGCCCGTCAAAGCTGATCGGCGGGTCATACCATTTACCGTTACTGGTGCATTCGATGTAATCCAGTATTTCCCGCTTGTCGAGAACGGCGGAAGGTTCGCCAAAGGTGAACGCCTCCACCGGCTGCTGTTGGCTGGCGGTGTGATTGGTGACAGGTCGGCTTAATGCCTTGCGGCCCTTGCGCTTACTCATTTCATTGCCTCTGCATTGTTTGCCGCTTGTGACCAGTCGCACTCAAACAAGAGTTTGAATTCATCCGGCGATGCATACTTTTCAAGCCAATCTTTACCCAAATGTCGTTTCAATAACGTGCCGCCTTGCTGAGTAGCATCATCAGCCGTAACCGATTGACGAAATACGCCATCAGCACAGTAAACGCCGTTATCGGTGTGAATAACCGGTACTGTTTTTTGTGGGCGGCGCAGTGATCCATTCCAAATATTGAACGCGGTATGTGAGCGGGAGGGCGTGGTGTAGAGTGTTAAACGATGATTTTTGTGCATCGCCATCCCCTTAGCCATTTGCAGTATTGAACGCGGGTTTTTAGCCCATGCATATTCACCCAGATACACATTCCCGGTATGAGCGGCGGCGTGACTGTTTTCACCGTGAAAGGCGATAAGTGCGCCATTACCTAACAACATATTATTCAGCGAGAAGGGGTTCACGTTTACCCCGACCACCCGACAAAACTCCGCAATAAAGGCGCGGGTCGTCAGAGCGCTATATCTTGAGACGGTTAAAAAATGCTGATTGCGGCCGCTGGTGATGGCATCCAGTAACGCTTCAAAAGCGAAAAGCCAGTCGGCCCCAATCTGGCGCGACTTGGTGAGACTGCGCTCTGTGCCGGTCTGCCCCACCCGATACCACGTCTTTTGATAGTCAAAGGCTGCGTTTTCGAAATGTTCGCGCAGGCCGTCAACTTGACCAGCAGTAAAAATCATTGATTTCATCCGTAAAACTCCAAGAAGTTAGGGCTGTGACCGCCATATGTCGCGGTAAGGGGTTCATTTAACAGGGCATGCATAATCGCCCACGCCACATCGGCATGGCTGGCTTCTTCGCTGCGGCTGGCAACGTAGGTAGAACTCTTACCGCTGGCGGTCATAGTCTTGCGAATAGCCATAAATGACTGGGTGATATCGGTATGGCCAGTGTCATATTCCAGACGGCCGTTATTAATGGTGTGCTTGGCTTTCAGCACCATGGCGGTTTTAATTTCAGGGGTGTATTTGATTTCCCGCGCGGCTGGGAAGAACTGGCGCACCAACTGGAAAACACCTTGCCCGACGGTAGTCGCATCGATACCGATATATTCCACGCAATACTTATGCGTCAATTCTTCGATATGTTTCGCCTGCGCTTCAAAATCCATCCCTTTCCACTGGTGGCGCTCCAATACACGGAACTTGCCGCCCGGCACCATTGGCGGCGCGATCACCGCGCACCCGGCACTGTCACCGCCGTTGGCCTCGGACGGGTCGTAACCAATCCACACCGTGCGATAACCAAACGGCCGCAACGAATAGGGGTTGTAGTCTTCCCACTCTTCCAGACTGTCGACCATGCAAGCCTGCAACTCCTTGAACGGGAAGACTGACGCTTGATCGTCTACAAATTCGCACATCAACAGGTTTTGATATTCTGACGGGCCGTATTCCAGTGAGAGCTGGTTAAGATCAAACAGGTTACAACCGCCCGCCAGTGCATCTTCAACCGTGACAATCTGCCGCCACTGACCATCAGCACATAACGCACCACGGGCTAAATGGCTGTGGCTCAAATCCAGTTGGATATGGTCGGATTTATTGCGGCGGCCTTTATTGAACAGCTCACCAGACCAGAACGGATAGGCACTGTGCGCCAGACTCGACGGCGTGGAGAAATAGGTGGTACGCCATTTTTTGTGCAATGACATGCCGCTGGCGACTTTGCGCAGCTCCTGAAACTTGGGTATCCAGAAATATTCGTCAAGATAGAGATTGCCGGTGTAGCTCTGCGCGGTGCGCACGTTCGTGCCGAGGAAGAACAGGCGCGCCCCATTCGGTAACACCATCGGGTCGCCTTTCAGGTCAACGTCAACCATGCGGGCAAAGTCGATAATGTAACTTTTGAACACATGCGCCTGTGCCTTACTGGCGGACAAAAATATCTGATTACGCCCGGTGGTGATGGCATCCAACAGCGCCTCACGGGCGAAGAAGAACGTTGCCCCTATCTGACGCGATTTCAGGATATTGCGGATACGATGAGCCAGCCCGGCCTCAAACCAGTTACGCTGATAATCAAAGATATTTTCGTGAAAAATAGATTCCAGTTTTTCAATCGCGGATTCACTGAACAGGTTTTTATCCGGGATTTTGCGCTCCCCTTTGTTGCGGTTCGCCACATTAGGATTTAAATCCGCTTCGCTGCCGGTCTGGCTGTAGCGGTTCACCCGCGCCAGCCGTTCAATCTGGCGGCCTAACAGGTCAATCTCTTTAAAATCCCGCCCCTCTTTGGCGTCTTTCATGATGAGCTGAATTAACCGCGCTTCCATGCTGGTTTCCACGCGAGAAATGGGCGCAATCGCGTCCCACCCGTCGCGCTTCTTCCAGCTCTGCACAGTCGGCGATTTCAAGGCCAGCGTATCCGCAATCTGGCGCACAGAGAAGCCCTGCCAGTAAAGCAAGGCCGCCTGTCGCCGTGGGTCGCTGATGATGGTGCTCGGTGTTGTATTCATGCCATTAGGCTACGCGACCCGCACGCCCCTCTGCGCGTCCTCGCTGTTGTGCCAGCCCCGTCACAACTGGCTTTCGTTGTTGTCGCCGCCATCCATCAGGAAACTAAGCCCCGAACCGAATAACCATAATCACACTGAATGGAGCCGCTCATGGCTAAGAAAGTTTCTAAGTATTTTCGTATCGGCGTTGAGGGTGATACCTGCGACGGGCGAGTGATTGACGCCAACGACATCAACCAGATGGCAGATTCATTTGATCCGCGCGTCTACGGTTGCCGCATCAATCTGGAACATCTGAAAAGTTACTCACCGGACAGCACTTTCCGCCGTTATGGCGATGTGATCGGTCTGAAAGCGGAAACCATTGACGATGATTCAGCGCTGAACGGCAAGCGCGCACTGTTCGCCCAAATCAGCCCCACTGACGAGCTGGTGTTGATGAATAAAGACCGCCAGAAAATCTACACCTCGATGGAGATCCGCCCGAACTTTGCCAATAGCGGTAAAGCCTATCTAGTTGGTCTGGCTGTGACCGATGACCCCGCCAGCCTCGGGACTGAAATGCTGGAGTTCAGCGCCAAAGCCAAACACAACCCACTGGCAGCCCGTAAGTCTCACCCGGATAACTTTTTCTCTGCGGCGGTTGAAGTGCAGCTGGAGTTTGAAGACGTGGCCGAGCCGGGTGTCACCTTACTCAGCATGGTGAAGTCAGTATTCAGTCGCAAACAGGCAACTGACGACGCCCGTTTTAATGATGTGCATGAGGCGGTGAATGCCGTGGCAGTGCATGTGCAGGAGCAGGGGGAAACCATTGAGGCCCGTTTTACCGCCATTGAGAAGCAATTTGCTGACCAAGTGGTTGAGCTGAAACAGAGCATCGAAAAGGGAAAACAAGGGGTTACGTCCCTCGAAACCAAACTTTCTATCACTGAAAACTTTAGCCAGACCAAGCGCCCGGAATCCACCGGTGGCAACAATCAAAACGATGTATTGACCGACTGCTAATTGGGGTCACTGGCCGTCGGCTGTGCGGCCCACTGGTTATTTCACCCATATTATTTAACTGAATCAGGATTATTATGCGCCCAGCAACCCGTTTTAAATTTAATGCCTATCTGACCCGTCAAGCCGAGCTGAACGGGGTAGAAACCGGCGACCTGAATAAAAAATTCAGCGTTGAACCCTCTGTTACGCAAACCATCATGACCCGCGTGCAAGAGTCCTCAGAATTTCTGAGCAGCATCAATATTGTGCCAGTCGCCGAGCTGACCGCCGAAAAGGTCGGCCTTGGCGTCAATGGTTCGGTTGCCAGCACCACCGATACTGACGGCGGCGACGAACGCGAAACTGCCGAGTTTACCTCACTGGACAGTGAGAAATATTTCTGTGAACAGGTGAACTACGATTTCCACATTCGCTATAACACCCTTGACCTGTGGGCGCGTTATCAGGACTTCCAGACCCGTTTGCGTGACGCCATTATCAAGCGGCAGGCACTTGACCGCATCATGGCAGGCTTCAATGGCACCCACCGCGCCAAGACCTCTAACCGCGCACAAAATCCATTATTGCAGGATATCGCGGTGGGCTGGTTGCAGAAGTACCGCACCAATGCACCGGCCCGTGTGATGGATTCGTTTACGGCTAAGGACGGTACTGTCACCGATAAAATCACCGTGGGTGACGAGGGTAACTACGTCAATCTGGATGCACTGGTGATGGATGCTGCCAGCTCAATGATTGCCGAGTGGTATCAAGAAGACCCTGAGCTAGTCGTCATTACGGGTCGCCAGTTGATGCAGGATAAATATTTTCCACTGGTCAACAAAGTGCAAGAGAACAGCGAAACCCTCGCCGCTGATCTGATTATCAGCCAGAAGCGTATCGGCAATTTGCCTGCTGTCCGTGCGCCTTATTTTCCGCCCAACGCATTCATGATCACCCGCCTTGATAACCTCTCTATCTACTGGCTGGAAGATTCGCACCGCCGCCATATTGATGAGAACGCCAAGCGTGACCGCATCGAAAACTACGAATCCATTAAGCAGGATTATGTGGTGGAAGATTACGCCTGCGGCTGTCTGGTGGAAAACATTGAGATCTTAGTGGCGAAAAAAGAAGACACCGAGGTAGCGGATAAATCCGACTTTGATCGTCTTGCTGATGCACTGGTTGAAGCGGTGAAAACAGCCTCCGCACCTGCTGCTACTGACGAGGGTAAATAAGCCATGACCAGTCCTGCGCGCCGCCACTTTCTGAGGCAGTCGGCTATTGCTGCCTCACAACTGCGGGATAACCCGCTGCGCCATGCCACCGGCTACGAGCTGATGTTGCTCAAGCTCAATGAAGATAAGCGCAAGCTGAAACAGGTACGTTCAAACGAGCGCAAAGCCGAGCTAAAGCGGCAGTTATTGCCGGAGTACATGCCGTGGATCTCTGGCGTGTTGAGTGAGGGGAACGGTGCGCAGGACGCCATTGTAATGACCATCATGATTTGGCGGCTGGATGCCGGGGATATCCCCGGCGCACTGGATATCGCCCGTTATGCCCTGCGTTATCAGCTAGTGCCAACTGACCGTTTTACCCGCTCGACCGCTTACCTGATTGCCGAGGAAGTCGCGGACGCTGCGGCGCGCGCCTATGCCACCGGTAAGCCGATTGATATTGAGCCTCTGCTGCAAACCATTGAGCTGATGGAAGAGGAAGACATGCCCGACCAAGTGCGCGCCAAACTGCACAAAATCACCGGCTATGTGCTGCGTGACAGTGGTCGGGGCGAGTTGGCCCTGTCCCATCTTCACCGTGCACTCCAACTGCATACCGGTTGTGGCGTCAAAAAAGACATTGAGCGACTGGCCGTGAAATTAAAGAACGCCGCCAGCCGCTAATCCGAACGCTCCCCGAGCCGGGCGGCACGATGGCCGCAACCGATTTTATCGTGTTAACGCCGTCGTCCACCGCCCACCCATTCTGCTATTGAGGTTGGCATGACCACTACTACTGTTGTTATCCCCGCGCCACGGCCTGACAAAACGGCCGAGCCGGTGATTAAAAATACCTTTTTCTGGCCTGCGGTTGACCCGATAAAACTGCGCGAATTGTTGCGCCTTGAGGGAACGGTCACCGCCGAGCGCCTGCGCTTCACCATCAAGAGCGCGATTGCTGAGGTCAATGCCGAACTGTTCGAGTACCGCCATGACCAGATGGCCGCTGGTTTTAAAACACTGGCCGAGGTGCAGGCCGAGCAACTGGACGGCGAAAGCATCCTGTTGGCCGAGTACCAAAGTGCGGTCTGCGCCATCACTGCCGCGCTGTTGGCCGAACGTTATCGCGGTTATGACGCCAGCGCCCGTGGTGATAAACGCGCGGAGGCCATTGAAAGCACCGTTGATGAGTTGTGGCGTGATGCGCGGATCAGCATTCGTAACATTGCCGGGAAGTCTCACAGCATTATTGGCCTGATCTGATGCAGGTCAACGCGTTGCAAGGCGACACGCTCGACGCCCTGTGCTGGCGACATTATGGCCGCACACAGGATGTGCTGGAGCAAGTCTATGACGCGAATCCGGGGCTGTCGGAACTGGGGGCCATTCTACCCCATGGCTATCCGGTGCAGTTGCCCGATATAGCCCCGGCGGCCCAACGTGAAACCGTTCAATTATGGGATTGAAAATGGAAGAATTTATTACCCGGCTAGCGCATTTACTCACTGTCATCTTGGTTTTTATTGGTGCATTGAGTCCACAGGATATGGCGTTTTATGTGGCGACGGCTGCCGCGATAACGACTTGCATCATCAACTGGTATTACCGACGCAAAAGTTATCTGTTGCTCAAGGAGTTGGGTATCCGAGAGGAGGTGTTTGATGTCCTCAATCGTTAAGCGCTGTCTGGTCGGGGTCATTTTGGCGCTGGCCGCCACCTTACCAAACTACCAGACGCTCAAAACATCGGCCGCAGGGCTAAAACTGATTGCCGATTATGAGGGGTGCCAGCTCAATGCTTACCAGTGCAGCGCCAATGTTTGGACAAATGGCATTGGTCACACCACCGGGGTTAAGCCGGGCAGTGTGATCAGTGAGCGACAGGTGGCGGTCAATCTGGTCACTGATGTGCAGCGGGTCGAGCGGGCTATGGCAGTGTGTATGCCGGTTGCCATGCCGCAACCGGTGTATGACGCGGTGGTGTCGTTCGCCTTTAACGTCGGCACCGGCGCTGCCTGTCGCTCGACACTGGCCTTTTATATCAACAAGGGCGACTGGCGCAATGCCTGCAATCAGTTGCCGCGCTGGGTGTACGTCAATGGCGTGAAAACCAAAGGGCTGGAACGTCGGCGCGCCACTGAACAAACACACTGCCTGAGCGGGGTCTGATATGCGCACATTACTTCTGATATGGGTTTTGATGATGGGTTTACTCGCGTGGCACGCCCATAGCCTGAAAAAAGAGTTAGACAGCGCCAAGACTGAGATTGGCACTTTATCCGCTGGGATTGAGAGCCGGGACAACGTGATCACCCGCTTGCAAGATGAGGCCCGGCAACAGGCAGACAATGAGCGGGCATTACGCCAATCACTAAGCCGCGCCAGCACCTTGTCATTATCTCGAGAACAGAAAATTCAAAGGTTACTTAATGAAAATAAAGCCTTGCGTGATTGGTTTGCTACTGCTTTGCCTGCTGACGTTATCCGGCTGCACCAGCGCCCCGCGTTCACCAGCCCCCACGATTATTTACGTTGGCTGTCCGACGGTGAGCAGTTGCCCGCTGCCGGGCAGCAGTCCGGCGGTTAACGGTGATTTAAGTGCCGATATTCGCCAGTTAGAAGCCGCACTGGTGGCCTGTGGGCTGCAAGTGGAGGCCGTGAAACAGTGCCAGGAACAACACCATGTTAAAACCCAAACTGCTACGCCAAGCCTTAACCGACAGTCTGCCGCTGTTGCAGACTAACCCGGATAAACTGAAAATGTTTGTTGATGGCGGGCGCATTGTCTCGACGCTGGCCCCGTCGCTCTCTTTTGAAAATCAATATACGCTGACGCTGTTTATTGAGGATTTTTCCAGTGATGTGGATTATCTCTTTGTACCGATTTTGGCATGGCTGCGCGAGCATCAACCGGACATCATGGCGACAGAAGAAAAGCGCCGCACCGGCTTTATTCATAAGGTCGATGTGATCAGCGATGTGTTGAGTGATATCCGTATCGACTTGCAACTGACTGAGCGGGCCATTGTGAAAGAGGTTGACGGTGCATTGCATGTTAACCACGCGCTGGAGCCGACTTGGCCGGGAGCAGCAACACGCCCTACAGCTATCTACTTCAACAGTGAAACGGTCAAATGAATGAGTTAAAACCCTTTGATGATGCATTGGCCGGACTGATTGCCAGTCTCACGCCCAAAGCCCGTAAAGCGCTGGCGGTCACTATTGCCAAGCGCCTGCGCGCCAGTCAGCAACAACGGATTAAACGCCAGCAAGCGCCAGACGGCACCCCGTATGCCGCCCGTAAATCTCAACCATTGCGTAAGCCAAAAGGCCGCATTAAACGGGAAATGTTCGCCAAGTTGCGCACCGCCCGCTACATGAAAGCTAACAGCAGCCCCGATGCCGCGGTGGTCGAATTTGCCGGGCGCGTGGAACGGATGGCGCGGGTGCATCATTTTGGCCTGCGTGACCGTCCGAACGTGCACAGCAAAGATGTGCAGTATGACGAGCGGCCATTACTGGGGTTTGATAAGAAACTAATTGATAGTATAGAAAAAATTATTACATCCTCTTTTACAAAGTAATATTGTGACTTTTATTGTTCGCTACCAGCGAATTTAGTTGACCATTTGCGAACTTTGCTCTATTCTAAATTTAACGTTACTGAAGAGAGAATCCGCCGGTTAGACCTGAGTAGTGATATTTACTACTTGTGGAGGATTTAGATCCTCTGTTTTTTTGCGCTGCCCTTGTGCTGTCCACGGTGCTGCTACGAAGCTTCCCATGGCATGTTGTAGTGTATAGGCGTACTGCGTACTGATCGTGTTGGCGACATCACGATCAGATTGAATAGGGTTCACTGCCAAAAACTCTCATTTCCTGATTATGGCGACCTAACAGCAATTCTGCTGTTAGTTATCAGGAATAAAATTTATGAAAAATAGTAACGCGTTTTGGCAGGCACTTAAGAAGAATGACACTAAAAAGAAGAAGCGGAAGCAAAAGCAGAAGCTTTGGAATATTGTAAAAGTACTGGTGAGAGCCGGTCTGTGTGTTTACAAACTCCTTAACTTCTTCTTTGGTGATAATGATGCTTAAGTGTGCCCTACCTTCAGTAAAGAGGTGATTTATGATTAACCGAGCATTAAAAACCATCAGGCTATTCCATAACATAAAACAATCTGAACTTGCGGATAAGCTATGTATTTCAAAATCATACTTATCAGAGCTTGAATCAGGAAAAAAAACAGTCTCATTTGATATATTAGAAAAATATTCTAATAATTTTGACATTCCAGTTTCATCACTGGTTTTTTTTGCTGAACGAATTAATGAACCAGGTAAAGATACAATTCCTGAAAAATTCAAAACTGTTTTTGCAGATAAAATACTTAAGATAATGGAATGGAGCATAGCGAGAGATGGCGAAAAAGAAAGGGAGAATTAATACTAAAGGCAAGTCTTATAGTATTAATGATAGCGCTTTATTCAATATTCAGAGTAAAAACAAGCTTGCGGAAGTATTACTGACAAACTTAGATAACATAAAAAGCTTATTATCTAATGACAATTATATTGTTTTTGATAATACTAATGAAGATGGTAAAAAGCGGACTATTCAAACCCCATCAGATAAACTTAATGTTGTGCATACAAGAATAGCGAGTTTACTATGCCGTATAACTCAACCAGAATATGTCCATTCAGGAATAAAAAATAAATCTAATGTATCCAATGCCAGAAAACATGTAGGTACACACCCTGTATTAACGTCTGATATACGCTCATTTTTTCCTTCGACATCTAAGCGCCAAGTCTTCAATTTTTTTAATAGGAAATTGAAGTGCGCTGCTGATGTATCAGACCTCATGGCGGAATTGTGTACGTATGCGAACCATATACCTACAGGCAGTCGAATAAGTATGCCTTTAGCATTCTGGGCAAACTATGACATGTTTAATGAAATGAACATAATTTCAAATAAATTAAATATAACAATGACTGTTTATGTTGATGATATTACTTTTTCTGGCAATGCTGTTAATAGACTGTTTCTTCATAAATGCAAGAGAATAGTGGAAAAGAATGGCCACGTTTTACATCCAAAGAAAACAGCCCTCTACTCTGCTAAAGAGCCTAAGACCATTACAGGTGTTATTGTTCATGAAAATGAAATTAAAGTAAGAAATTTACATTACAAGAAAATTTATTTTGATTTAGATGCGTGGAAGAAAACTGACGACGCCATAGAAAAAGAAAACTTAAAAAACAAGGTTCTTGGTCGAATGCATTCTCTTTCTACTATTAATGAAAAATTCAAAGATAAAGCACGAAGCTTTCGGTCCATTGATTAGCTGCAAAACTTTTCATAACAAAAGTCTTGTTGATGTTGTGTAGTACCTGATACAACCCCTCATTATTGAAGCAAGTAACTATTAGTTACATGCTTCCCTCATGAATACTCAAACCCAAATCACTGAAATTCTGCGCCTGCTGCGCAACCTGATCCGTATTGGTACGGTGGCCGAGGTCGATCTCGACAATGCCCTGTGCCGTGTGGCTACGGGGGGCAATACCACCGGTTGGTTAAACTGGCTGACGCTGCGCGCCGGTCAATCACGATCATGGTGGGCACCGTCCGAGGGGGAGCAGGTGTTGATATTATCCCTCGGTGGCGAACTGGATACCGGCTTTGTGTTGCCGGGCATTTTCTCTGATGACTTCCCGCCACCGTCTGCCTCGGTCAATGGCCTGTATATCACCTTTCCTGACGGTGCAACGTTGCACTATGAACCTGATAGCGGCGAGTTGCTGGCTGATGGCGTCAAAACAGCGGTTATCACTGCCAGTGAATCGGTGAATGTTACCGCCCCTAATATCACCTGCGCCGCCTCGGTCAAAATCCTTTTAGACACGCCAGAAGTTGAATGCACTAACAACCTGATCACCGCCACGCTGAACGTAACCAAAGGCGGCAAGATGAGCGGCAACATTGAACATTCCGGCGGTTCGTTCTCATCCAATGGCGTGGTGGTTGACGACCATGACCACGGCGGGGTGCAGCGCGGCGGTAGTTACACGGAGGGGATTAAATGACCACAGCCAAATACCTCGGCATGAGCCGCAACGCCGGGCAAACCATTACCGACGCTGACCATATCAGCCAGTCTATCGCTGACATTCTTATCACCCCTGTTGGTTCGCGGGTGATGCGCCGCGCTTATGGTTCGCTGCTATCGGAGCTGATTGACCAGCCGCAAAATCCGGCCCTGCGCCTGCAAATTATGGCTGCCAGTTACAGCGCCATTTTACGCTGGGAGCCGAGGGTTAAGCTGACCGGCATCACCTTTGAAACCACCATTGACGGAAAAATGGTGGTTGATATCACCGGCACCCGCAGCGATAGCGCGGCCCCACTCTCTTTAACCATCCCTGTGAGCTGAATCTATGGCAACCATTGACCTGAGTCTGTTACCGCCGCCGTTTGTGGTGGAAGAACTGGATTATGAAACCCTGTTGGCCGAGCGTAAAGCGACGCTGATTTCCCTGTATCCAGAGGAACAGCGCGCCGCCGTGGCCCGCACTCTGTCGCTGGAGTCTGAACCGCTGGTCAAGCTGTTGCAGGAAAACGCTTATCGCGAGGTGATATTGCGCCAGCGTGTTAATGATGCAGCCCGCGCGGTGATGGTGGCCTATGCCGTCGGCAGTGATTTAGACCAGCTCGGCGCAAATAACAACGTTGCGCGGTTGGTGATTACCCCGGCTGCCCCTACCGCGATTCCGCCGATTGAGGCGGTGATGGAGTCTGACAGTGATTTCCGGGTGCGTATTCCGCAAGCCTTTGAGGGCTTGAGTGTGGCCGGGCCAACCGGTGCTTATGAATACCATGCCAAAAGTGCCGACGGCCGGGTGGCTGATGCCTCGGCAATCAGTCCGACACCCGCCTGTGTCACGGTCACGGTGCTATCGCGCGAGGGTAATGGCGCAGCATCAAGCGAGCTATTGGCGGTGGTGGAAGCCGTGCTGAATGATGAGAATACCCGGCCGGTGGCTGACCGGGTGACGGTGCAATCTGCTCGTATAGAAGATTATGCAATTGACGCGGTGCTCTATCTGCATCCGGGGCCGGAAGCGGAACCGGTGCGCGTAGCCGCCGAGAAAAAACTGACTGCCTTTGTCACCGCCCAGCGCCGCCTCGGCCGAGACATTCGCCTGTCGGCGCTCTATGCCGCGCTGCATGTTGAGGGGGTACAGCGGGCGGTGATTAATGCCCCTTTGGCCGACGTGGTGCTGGATAAAACCCAAGCCGCCTATTGCACCGGCAGCACTATCACGGTTGGGGGTACGGATGACTGACCGCTTACTCCCTGTCGGTTCGTCGGTGCTGGAAGTGGCCGCCGCGCGCGCCTGTGCCGAACTGGAGAATATCCCGGTTCCGATTCGCCAGCTCTGGAACGCCGACACCTGCCCGCTGGAATTATTACCTTATTTGGCATGGGCGTGGTCAGTGGATCGCTGGGATGAGAACTGGCCGGAAGCCACTAAACGCGCGGTGGTGAAGTCCTCGCAGTACGTCCACAAACACAAAGGCACCATCGGCGCGATTCGTCGCGTGGTTGAGCCGCTGGGCTATCTCATCAAGGTGATTGAGTGGTGGAAGACCAACGAAACCCCCGGCACCTTTCGCCTTGATGTGGGGGTGCTGGAAACCGGTATTACCGAAGAAATGTATCAAGAGCTTGAGCGGCTGATAGACGACGCCAAGCCATGCAGCCGCCATTTAGTCGGCCTGTCTATCAATCTCGACAGCAGCGGCCCGCTGTATGTAGCCGCCGCCAGTTACAGCGGTGATGAGCTGACCATTTACCCCTATTTACCTGAAACCCTAACCGTGACCGGCGAGGATTACGCCAGCGCCGCCGTCCATATTATTGATGACCTGAGAGTGAACCCATGACAGCGAGATTCTTTGCTTTACTAACCAACATCGGCGCGGCCAAGCTGGCGAACGCCACCGCGCTCGGCACCCGCTTAGAGATTACCCAAATGGCGGTCGGGGATGGTGGCGGAACCCTGCCAACCCCTAACCCGGCACAAACCCAACTGGTGAACGAACAACGCCGCGCCGCTCTTAATACCCTGTCTGTTGACCCAATTAACACCAGTCAGATTATTGCGGAGCAGGTTATCCCGGAGGCCGAGGGTGGGTGGTGGATTCGTGAAATTGGCTTGCTGGATAAAGACGGTGATTTGGTTGCCATTGCCAACTGCGCCGAAACCTATAAGCCGCTGATGCAAGAGGGCAGCGGCCGCACCCAAACCATTCGAGTGATCTTGATTGTCAGCAGCACAGCCGCTGTCACGCTGAAAATCGACCCGTCGGTGGTACTGGCAACGCGTAAATATGTTGATGATAAAATTATTGAGGTTAAGCAGTACGCCGACAACCTGCTCATTGAGCATGAGAAATCACGCAGTCACCCGGATGCCAGCAAGACAGAAAAAGGTTTTGTGAAATTAAGCAGTGCCACAACCAGCGATAGCGAAGTGTTGGCCGCCACGCCGAAAGCAGTTAAAACCGTAGCGGATAATGCAGCTAAAGCATTGGATGAACACGGCAAAGCAGAAAACCCACACTCGCAATATTTGCAGATGGGGCAATTAACCGGCGTAGTTGGCACTGCACGTAATGCCCGAATGAGCGTGACAGCACCGTCAGCAACAGCGACATTCACAGCAGAGGAATTGATTGTTCAGGCGGGGCTGGGCTGGCTTCAGTACAAATTAGCTGGATTTAATAAATCAGTTAATTTGGGGATTACTGGTGCTGGCGGCATGGATACAGGGAGCGCCCCGGCAAATGGATTTGTTGCGTTGTATGTCATTTACAACCCAACCACGCAGGGAAGCGCATTACTGGCCGTGAATGCCACATCGACAGTTGCGCCAGAGGTTTGTATGGGTGTGATGCCAGCCGGATATACGGCCTCGGCACTGGTGTCGGTATGGGGAATAACCTCATCATTATTCAGAATTGGTTTTCAATCCAATCGGCATATCGCAATCCCAACCACTAATATTTATTCAGTGTCTGGCGGAACAGTAACGCAAACGGTGTTAGGTGTTTCACCGGTAGCGCCCCCTAATGCCAAACAAATTGATATTGCCATTACCGCAAATGAAACCGTCGCGGGTAACGGTGTGGCGCTGAATATTGCCTCATCTACATCAGGTATCGGGCAGTTTGGTGCAGTTTCAACCGTTACAGGGCAAACAGCAACAGCAATTACCACCGGCACGCTGGCATTAATAGAAAGTCAGCGTCTTTACTTTTCAATGTCTAACACCAACCCCGGCACCTACATCATTGCAGGCCGAGGTTATAGCCTTTAAGGGGAGAATCATGCTTGTTCAATTTTCCGATGCAAAGAAAACACGCGTTATTGCTTATCTGGCAGGGCCGCAAGACCCCGATTATTTCCCCCATCAAGGAGAGATAGACACTGATGATCCCATGTGGGCGGCCTTTTATGACAAAGTACATATGTGGATGGATGGGCTGCCAGCTCCGATACTAGCGAACTAAAAATATGGCCGCCATCTTGCGGCCATAAACTGTCTGTATAATCAATTTCATCAACCTTTCCGTTGTACCAGCCACCACACATCCCCTATCAATCGCCCCGCGCACTGCAACCCGTCACCATACTCTCACCCTCAACCAACAGAGAGTTAATCTATGAGTGATTATCATCACGGCGTCCGCGTCCTCGAAATCAACGAGGGGACGCGCGTCATTTCCACTATTTCCACCGCTATTGTCGGCATGGTCTGCACCGCCGAGGATGCCGACGCGGCAGCCTTTCCCCTTGATACCCCGGTACTGATTACTGACGTGCTGGCCGCTGCCGGTAAAGCGGGCAAAAAAGGCACACTGGCTGCGTCATTGCTGGCGATTGCGGAACAGGCCCGCCCGGTCACGGTTGTTGTTCGCGTGGCTACGGGTAAAGATGAAGCTGAAACCACGTCCAATATTATCGGCGGTGCTGATGAGAACGGCCGCTATACCGGTATGAAAGCGCTGTTAGATGCGCAATCTGTCACCGGTGTGCGCCCGCGCATTCTCGGGGTGCCGGGGCTGGATAATCAGCAAGTTTCTACCGCACTGGCGAGTATCTGCCAGAAGTTGCGCGCCTTTGGCTATATCAGTGCGTATGGCTGCAAAACTATTTCAGAAGCCATTTTGTACCGGGACAATTTCAGTCAACGTGAGCTGATGTTGATTTGGCCGGACTTCCTGAGCTGGAACACCACCGCCAACAGTACCGATATTGCCTATGCCACCGCCCGTGCACTGGGCCTGCGCGCCAAGATTGACCAAGAAACGGGATGGCATAAAACCCTGTCTAACGTCGGCGTAAATGGTGTGACTGGGATTTCTGCCAGCGTCTACTGGGATTTGCAGACCGTCGGCACTGACGCTGACCTGCTCAATAAAGCCTGTGTGACCACCCTTGTACGCAAAGACGGTTTCAAGTTTTGGGGTTCGCGTACCTGCTCCGATGATCCACTGTTTGCCTTTGAGAACTACACCCGCACCGCACAAATTCTGGCGGACACCATGGCCGAGGCGCAGTTGTGGGCGATTGACCGCCCGATGCACCCGACGCTGGTTAAAGACATGATTGGCAGCATCAACGCCAAGTTCCGCGAAATGAAATCCGCCGGGCTGATTATTGACGGCACTTGCTGGTTCGACGACAGCGCCAACGATAAAGACACCCTGAAAGCGGGCAAGCTGTTTGTTGATTACGACTACACCCCAGTGCCACCACTGGAAGACCTCACCTTGCGCCAACGTATCACCGATAAATATCTGGTGAACTTTGCCGCTGCCGTCAACAGCTAAGGAAACCTGACTTATGGCACTGCCACGTAAGTTGAAATTGATGAACCTGTTTAACGATGGCCGGGATTACATGGGGATCGTGTCCTCAATCACCCTGCCGAAACTCACCCGCAAGCTGGAGAACTACCGGGGCGGCGGGATGAATGGCGTTGCGCCGATTGATTTGGGGCTGGATGACGATGCGCTTTCCATGGAGTGGTCTATGGGCGGCATTGACGAGCTGGTGTTGCAGCAATGGGGAACACCCAAAGTTGACGCGGTTCCGCTGCGTTTTGCCGGAGCTTATCAGCGTGACGACACCGGCGAAGTGACGGCGGTAGAGGTCGAAATCCGTGGCCGTCATAAAGAGATTGATGGCGGCGAATCCAAGCAAGGGGAAGACACTGAAACCAAGGTATCCACCCAGTGCACCTACTACAAGCTGACCATTGACAGCAAGGTGGTGATGGAGATTGACGTGGTTAACCTGATTGAAATGGTTAACGGCGTAGACCTGCTGGAAGCCCAACGCAAGGCCATTGGCCGCTAACCCCTGACGGCCAGTGTGAACCCGCTGGCCCTCCCTGACTGAATTGGAAAAACACATGAAAAAGCCCGCGACTAAAACCGTACTGGAAAAGAGTGTTAACGAGAATGTAGTGGTATTGGAAACCCCGCTAAAACGTGGCGACACCCTGATTACTGAAATTGAAGTTTACCGCCCTAATGCCGGATCACTGCGCGGGGTGCGACTGTCCGATGTGGCCCATTCTGATGTGGATGCGCTGATTGTTGTACTGCCGCGTATTACCTCGCCGACACTGACCGCTGCCGAATGTGGCCGTTTAGAGTTGCCGGATTTAGTGGCACTGGCGGGTAAGGTGATTGGTTTTTTGTCGCCGAAACAGGGGGCGTAACGCTCGACCCGAAACTGGAAGTGGATGACCTGATGGCGGATATTGCCGCCATTTTTCACTGGCCGCCGTCAGAGCTTTGGGCCTTGAGCCTCACCGAACTGGTGCGCTGGCGTCATAAAGCCCTGCTACGAAGTGGAGCCGTAAACAATGAGTAAGAGCTTACAGCTACAGGTATTGCTCAAAGCCGTAGACCAAGCCACCCGCCCCTTTAAAGCCATTCAAACCGCCAGTAAATCCCTCACTGGCGACATTCGCAACACCCAAAGCAGCATCAAATCGCTCGATGCGCAGGCGGCGAAAATTGACGGTTTCCGTAAGGCCAGCGCTCAACTGGCGGTCACCGGGCAGGCATTGAAAAAAGCCAAAGAAGATGCGGCGGCACTGGCTATCGCCTTTAAAAATACTGAGAAACCCACCGCCCAACAAGCCCGGCTGATGGAGGGGGCTAAACGCGCGGCGGCCGAACTGCAAACCAAATATAACGGGCTGCGCCAGTCAGTGCAGCGCCAGCGTGACGCCCTCAATGCTGATGGGATAGCGACCAAAAATCTGAGCAGTGAACAGCGCCGGTTACGCAGCAGTGCCGCCGAGGCGACGGTTGCCCTGAGTCGTCAGCGCCAAGAGCTGCAACGCCTGAGCCTGAAACAGGAACAACTCAACCGTATCAGTAATCGCTATCAGAAAGGTAAAGCCGCCACTAGTGCAGTGCGCAATACCAGCGCGGCCAGTCTTGGCGTCGCAACCGCCGGGCTTTATGGTGCGGCAAAACTGATTGCGCCGGGTATGCAGTTTGACAGCCAGATGTCCGGCACTCAGGCGATTTTAGGGCTGAATAAAAACGACGCCAAGCTGGCCGCCATTCGCCAACAGGCGCGTGACATTGGCGGATCAACGGCCTTTTCACCGACAGATGTCGCACGAACCCAAGACACGCTGGCCCGTTCCGGCTATGACGCTGACGCCATTCTGGCC